TCCACAAGGTCTAGGTAGTCAACAACCACCAAATCTGGTATCTGCCCCCACACATCGCACACCTCATTGTAGGCGCGTTCCATGTCCAGGGCTGTTAGTGGTTGGTCAAATACTGCAAGGTTGGGAAAGTTTTCTTCTGCTGTTTGCCTAAGCAAATCAATGGTGTCTTTGTCATCTATCGCAACCAAACGCTCTAATTCTCGAGCGTCAATGCCGTGATACATGCAAGTAAGTTTGGTCAGAATTAACTGACGTGGTTCGTCTGGAATAAACATCGCAATGTGTTTGTCACGATTCTCAAGTAGTGAATGCAGTAGTAGCAATGTCTTGCCACCGTGCGCATACCCAATCATCATTGACATTTCACCTGCGGCAATGCCACGCATTTCTGCGTCAATCTGTGGCAACCCTAAATGAATTCTTTCGTGCGGACTCTGTGCCCACCTAACAAAAGTATGAGCCGCCTCTGAAAGCGGCTCATACATTCTGTATTCAGTTGGTGGACTAACAGGTTGAGAGTCAGGCGGGAGTGACTTCGCCTGACCCTCTACTGTTTCCCAGCCCGCAGAAACTTGCTCTGCGGTTAGTTTCATTTAAGCCTGCCGTGTTCGTGGTGGCCAGTAAGCCTTGTCGGCGTCAACTGCTTTGAACCAAGGGCGCTTTGCGTTGTCCTTGAGTCCATCACGGTTGTCGTACACCTTGGTGATGCCATCACGCTTGCATGCTTTGATTAGCCAGTCAGGAATGTCGCCGTGTTGCTTGCCAGCGATTTGCACAGACTCGCCCGATGAGTTTTCTACGGGTGTTGCATTGAATGTCTTCTTTGCCATCTCGTAGATTTCCGCGCTTGGTGCGCCACCGTCAATTGCTTCAAAAATGATGTCCTTAACACTCGTGAACAAAGTTGCGAACTCGCCCAACTTTGCATCTGTGTCTGCTTCCGTATTCACGAGGTCGGCTGCGATTTTTGCAGCGACTTGTGTAATGATTGCTCTGTCCTTATCCATGTTGTGCCTCCTCGGCGTTGTTGTCGGGCTCACTTATGTGAGCACCCTTGCATACTGACCACCACGGGCACCAGCGCTGTGAGCACAGGTAGTGTTGGTCATTTATTAACCAACGCTCATCCGTTGGTAAATCATTATCTTTCATCATAGCACACGCTGTTGCGACAGCAGACATAGCCTGCTTAACAACAAAATCTCCGTGAGCCTTACTTCTATGAACTGAAACAATTTGGCCATAGGCGTTGTTGACGCGAATCATTACGCCGAAATTGAAAACTGATTTCTCTTGCGTAATACCAAGCTTGTGTCCTGCGTAAGAATAGATTGACGATTGAATGTCCTGAGATTGTTTTTCCAGCGCAGAATATTTTCGTGCTGCGGTTTTCCAATCCCAAATACCTAATTCGTGCAGGTAGTCCATCGTTCCTTCAAACCATAGTTCCATTCCATTCACGAAAGCGCCTGTCGGCACCGAGAACGGAACTTCACAACTTCCACCCATTGGAACTTTGGGAAGAATATCTTTTACCCACGCTTCCGTTAGACCCAACACATGGTCATGCCAAGAGTCGGGGTTCACATTCGTGTGGTTAATTCCTGCGCTCTCAAGTTCTTTGAACTTGATGAGCGAAATGTCGGGGGCGTCTTTGACCGACGCATTCCCAGCCAACACAGCTTCAATGCCGGCATGAACGGCAGTGCCGATTGCGGCGCTGTCGTTCTGCGTTTTGAATTCAGGTTGCACGACTGCAAGTCGTGCTCTTTCTGGACACAAAAGCATGTCCTTCAACCATGACTGTCTCACAAAGACCCTGTTGGTCTCTTTGTCAATTCTCATTAGAACCTTCCTTTGTTTGTCTTGGAACCTTACCACGCCGACGCTTTGCTTGGCGTGGTTCTTGTTGCTTGCCCCCCGCTATCGGGTCTCCGCTACCCCCCTGGAGGGGGATTATAGTAAAGCACATCTGTGTACGGTCTGTCAAGCATTTAGGCTCAACCCCGATTCCCCATACTACGCCTGCCACGGTAGCCACCCATCTCCATGCTCTCTATCGGCATAGAGCCATATCAGCCTTGCTGATAGCAGGTTGGTTCGTGGGTGAAGCAGGTCGCCACACTGCTCCAGCACCCCGAAAGCCTGCAAGTACCCCTGCGGATACCATTGTGAGGGCTCACACCAATAGCCATTGACCTGTGCCAGCCCATACGAGCCCCCGTTGGGGTCTTGGTTTGAGTAGGACATCGTGAAGCACCTAGATTCGCGATGAATGACATAGTCAAGCATCTCTAAATCTTCTTCACGCCAACCCACGCTTACTGCTATCTGAGCCCATTGTGGGCACAGCATGTTATGGGGCAGTGTTATTGCCTCGTCGTGCTTGATTGGTGTTATCCCAACCCGTTCTTCTGTTGATTCGTTTGGAGGTAGAGGAACAGGGTTGTTGTAGTTTGGTGGCCGTGGTGGGGTAAGCAACCAGCCCACTACCACCACGATAACTGTAACTAACGCTAATCGTTTGACCATGATAAATCATCTCCCGCCAAGCCTGCGTTTAAAACAGACTCGAGTTCTTGTTTGGCTTCCAACAGCGCTTGGAACTCTGTGTAGGCGAGGTCTGCCCTGCTGTTGTCACCATGTCGTTGAATCTTTTTGGCTAACTGGTCTGTGCCTATTGACAAAGACTTTACGACGCAACGCAGTTGCGTCAATGTTAATTGCACCTCTAGTGTCGGCTCTGACCGACGATGCGATATCTTTTTCATTTTATGTCTCCGTATTTGTTTAGTTTTGATATGCCGGCAAAGGTGAACAATCTACCACCCCATATACCAACACAATCGTGGTCTCTGGCGAAGTTGAAACATTCTGTTTTGACTTTACACGCATTACAGGTTGCAAACGCGCAATGTAGGTTAGAGCCTGGATAAATTGGCATCTTGCCCCGAACATTTTCAGGAAAGAACCATTCACTAGGACAATTTGTACAATTTGCGTTTGCGTAAATTGTTTCTAGGTCTTTAGTCATTTGCTCATTGAGCAATTTTTTTTCTTCATTTGTTTTTGTTTTCATGTTTTACCATCCTCCCATTTCTATAAATGATTTACCACCGATATCCCAACCTGCGTCGCGAAGTAGTTGCGACATTATCTCGCAACCGGCTTCACGCACATAAGAACGAAACAGTTCTTCTATGTCTTCTAACGCAATTGCTTGCATCACACCTTTGAGGTGTGGCATACATTGTTCTGCGTCACTTAATTCAAACCCAACGCTTATTGCTGTCATAATGTCTCCTTTAGTGTTTTGTGATTTGGTTAATCATGAATATTGTTGAAACAATAAACACAATAACTACGATTGTAAATGTCATGGCATTTCTTTTATTTTTTCGTTTAACCAACGACAACATCTTTGAACCCATTCATTGATGTTGATTATTTCGTCGTCGTCGTAGGGACGACCACCTGGATTATTGATGTAATCACCGAGTCCATCTTGCATGTAGTCAATGATTCCAAAAATATCTCCTTTGGTTATCTCGCTCATTATTTTGCAACCTTTCTACAAATAATTGAGTAATTGTTTTCGCCATGATTGATTGCCCACTCAATTTCTGGATACTGTTTACGGTATCCACCTACCTTTGATTGAAATTGTTTTAGTGCTCTTTCTGATTTTGTTGTTGATGACACGAGTATCGCCCACTTGTCAAATTCGCCCGTATTTATAAGGGTTTTTACAAATGCTTTTACCCTGTGAGTTCTTATGACTGGATTTTCAATGTAATCAATTTTCATTTTGTTTCTCCTTTGTCTATGTGTTCAACCAAGTTTTTAAACTTGGTTGCGTAACGATTGAATATGATTTCTATTTCTTCATCCGTAAACACAACACCTTGTTGTGCAAATACAGAAATGAATTCATTAATTACATCAACTCGCTTGACCGAGTTTTCATATTTTTGCATTTCGTTCATTGTGTGTCTCCTTCTCCAAACACCATTTCTTCTATTGCTTCCACTACTTGTTTTCTTGCATACAAATTGACAACAGCATCGGCCAAACTGCCTTTGGCTTCGTTCTCATCAATAATGATTTCTTCTGGATTATCTTTGAAACGCAATACAGATATTGCGCCATCTTCGGTTGCTGATACGAACAATCGCACACGGCGTCGTCCTTTTGCTTTTGATGGCGGTGTGTCTTCATCGCAATCTTTTATTTCTGCTGCCCAACCCGTAGTCAGAATAGCAAAAAATTCTTCTCCTTTGACTGCTTTGAGTGTTTCAGGGTCTTCTAACAATTCATACACATCTTTGTTAAGTTTACGACAGGTCATTTCACCTGACTTATTCAAAACCCACACCGACGCCATCGCTAAATCAAATGGGTTCTTGTGGTCTTTGTGTATGTTGTGCACTTGGTTCTCTGCGAGAACAACTAATTTTGTATCTTTCATTTTTGTTTCTTTCTGCGATTACAAATCGCTGTTGTTGTTTGATTTGGATTCAATTATTGCTGTTACTCGCTCAACTGTTTCATTGGTGACACCAACGGTGGCATCGCCAACAAGACGCATTAAACGACTGCTGAAGCGTTCATCATTGAGCAGGTTGCTAATGACTCCACTTCTTGCATAATCAACCACCCGTGAGTAGTCGAGATTTGTTGCCACATATTGGGCAATGTGGTTGTAGTCAACCGTCTCCAATATTTGACTTCTTACCTGTGAAACCAATTCTGATGCTATTTGGCTCGTCAATAGTTGTGTAACCAATTCACGAACTTCCACCATCATTTTGGAATAGGAATCGGGGTCTAATTCAAATGTGGTTGCGCCCCTGGTTGTCAATCTCATTTCTTACCACCTCCTGCCAGTTTGATTTCGTATGCAGTTAATTCGGCTAGTGTTTTTTCCCAGCCGATATCCCTGCGTTTAACTTTGCGTCGCATCTTTTTGCGACGCTTGTGATTCAACTTGCTCATTTAGTTACCTCCTCGAATGTTGGTGTGAATGATTGATGGTATTCGTAGCCATCCCAACACTTGCATAAGCCAGTTTCGGTGCACACGAGACACGCTCTGCAATGACCACAATGCGTGTGGCTTGGTTCTAGTGGGTCAACTGGTGTGATTGCACCACAGTTGATGCACTCAACAGATGCGTAGTCCCAACCGTTGAGAGTTGTGAACTTGAGAACCTGCGCAGTCCATTCGGGATGCGCATACAGTTCGTCAAGAAGATAGGACTCAACTTCGGCTGTGTCTGAATAACGAGCGTTCTCGTCGTCGTCATAACCGTAGTCGTAATCATCCCACCCCCATGCACCTGCGCTGGATTTAGATGTGGATTCCGTCTTGGTGGTCCAACCACCAGAGTCATACATACTGCCATGCGCATAACTGGAATAACTCGCATAGACAATTGGTTTGTATGAACTATTGGAATACCAAACTCCATCTTGACCCCAATGACCATCTTTCTCATTGACGATGTAGTAGTCATACTTGGTGGCAGGATTGACGGTCATGATGACCAACTTGCTACCAGTAGACCACGCTTCTAGTTCTTTGAAGAACTCATCGTCGTCAAGACGCTCAACGCCACCACAATGCGGAAGCACAATCTCTGCGAACAAGCGAGTATCGGAACGATTCTCGCCAACAGGCACAGCGACTGGCAACATACCGTTGTGACCAAGAACGGACTGCGTGTCTTCACCGATATAGAACGGATGGCAGTTGTCAGTATTGACTGTGCCGTGCGTTGCTATGCGAAAGTGAAACATCGCAGCACCGTGTTGAACTTTGCGAGCCTCTAAGAAACGAGTCCATAGATGTTCGAAGTTCATATCGTGGTCAGTCAGGATTGTGTCGCCTGCGTGAATAGCGAAACCGAAACCATCGGGATTGCTGATTGCTGCACGACGAGCATGCTCATAACTGATTGTTAAGCCCTTAGGCATGAATGTTAATAAACACATTTATTCTTCTCCATCTACCGAAGTTTCGGTTGGTGTGTGTGGGTCAACGAATACGCCACGGCTTACTGCACGAGCAATAAACTGTGAATACTTGTCTCGGTCTGTAGTTGCGAACTCACCGAGCGACTGAAAGGATGCGAGCGCATTCTCTTTGACAACTTGGTTGTATGTAACTTGGTCTGTGTAGTCAAACAGACATTGCACGAACTCAATAGACGCTTGAACTGTCTCTGGTCGCAATGACGGTCTGAAGAAACGCAACTCAAGTGTGTGCCGATTGTTGCGATTGAGTGCGAGATAGCGCTCATTCGCATACGGCGCAATTGGATTGCCTTTCTTGGTGCGACCTTTTGCAATTTCTGCAAGCGTGGGTGTTACATACACGCTATTGCCGTTGTCGTCATCGCCGTCATAGGCAGTTCCGAGGAATGAATCACGGTCAAACTTTGACCAATGTGAATCACGACCTGCGAAGTGCTTGATGGTGGCAATGTGCAGTTCTTGCGCATTGCGTCGTATCTCAGACGCACGAGACACATCGCTGCCGTAGATGAACCACATGAACTTGTGCAGGTGTGCTTCATTCAAGAACGCATTACGCGAAATATGAATGTGCAAACCACAAGTGCTGGTAGTCCAAGCACGGAAGCCCTTGCGACGCAAGCGTGAGAGACCATCCCACAAAGGTTCTGCGTGGTTCTTGACATAACCGAAACTCATCGGATGCGTAACAATCTCGAAGCCGTTGTTGAGTGAACCGTCATGCTTACAATAGACCAAGCCATTGCACATATCGGTAATTAACTCAGCGCCCTCGTTTGGATGCGCACTGATTGCTTCTGTCTCTATCTCAATGCCGAAGTAAATCTTTGGCATTGAACCAATGAGAACCTGCTGTGAAGACTTGCGACCATTGTCGTTGAAGAACAACGGCGATGGGCGATAGTCATGGTCTGAAATATATTCAGAGTCTGACTCTCGTTCTTCTTCTTCCCTGCGATACTCGTAACAACCATCACAAAGATTTTCGCTGTTGTAACAGTTCTCGTATCCCTCCTCAATGTCAGTGCCACAGGCGTCGCACTCTAGATAGGAAAGTTCTTCTTCTGATTCGGTGGGCATAAAGCCAACCCCTTTCTGTTTGTGTTTGTGAACTGAGAGATGTCTCTCAGTTTCTACTCTTATGAGTATATCGCATCACACGAGTGTTTCCACCCGTGGAATGCAGATACTCACGAGATTCTGTTTCTGTTATTCCATTCGTCTGCTGTTTCTCCTGCTTGCGTCCACCATCTTTTGAAACTTTCTTGGTGATACGCTTTAAGTTCTGCGATTTCTTTTTGCAGAGAATCATTTATTGTTCTCTGTTCGTTATACCTGAGCGCCAAAGCAAGGTATTCGTCGTTTGTTATTTGCCTAGTCATTACGACCACACCTGTTCTGTGTCGCTGAAAGTGCGAACCAAACTCTGAGTTGCTTCGCATTTCATTCTCCAACCACACCACTCATTCACACGAGCCGTGTCTCGCCACATTGGCAAACGGCGACGCTTGCGTCGTCGTTGTGCTTCTTCTCGTCGCAAAGAAGTTGGTGTTGGTTCTGTGTTTCTATGTTCTTTCATTATATCTCCTTGTTTGTGTTGGTATATCTACCCAAACGGGTAATTGAGCCCACAAGTTTCTACATAGAAACTTGTGAACTCTCAACGCGTTTGAATTAACTACAAGTTAATCGCGCATTCCATATTGCCGAACTGTGCAGAGAACTGCATTTGTTTAGCAATAAGTTCATCATCAAACACAGATGACAACATCTCTAATTGAGCGTCATCTGTGATGAGTGTTTCCAATCGTGCGTAGAACGCTTGGTTGTATAGTGTTGGTCTTTCCAACATTGTTTTCTCCTTGTTGTTTGTTTATATTTAGCATTATCAGGTTGATAATACTCTTTGACTCACGAACGGGGAAAGCGTTCGTGAATCGCAGACTGTTATCAAACAGTATTAAGCAAGCAATTTACGAAGCGCATTGGCTTGACTTGGCGACAAGCAAGTCTGGGTCAATGGCGTTGCTGAATTGCGCTTACGGTTTTGAGTTTTGTTAAGGTCTTCGTCTACCTTTTCGTAAACAGATTCCATAATTGTCTCAATAACCATTGCTTGTAGTGCGTTCATTGCTTTGTCCTTTGTTTGTATGTTTCTGATAAGAAGACTCATCAGACCTGTTTAATCAGGTGACACTCGCCTAAGCGAGTGTTTCTGTCTTCTGCTGAATGTTCTGTCATTACGACAATGTGTAACCAACAAACACTCTTTCCAAACCATTGCTAGTTTCCCCAAACCACTCACCATTAATCCCAACTTCAAGAACTTCCCAGTCTCCGTTAGGTAGTTTGTGGGCACGAACACGAACAATGTCGCCATCAAGGTCAAACTTGAAATAGCGCAACGACGAATGACCAAGTGGAAATCCGTCGTAGTTGTTTTCTTCCCACAACACTTCGTCGGGCTTGTAACCCAACATTGTGTTGATGAAGAACTGTTCTATCTTTCCCATTTATCTATCTCCTTTGTGTTCTGACAACTCGTCAGCACGCTTCGCGTGGACATCAGAGCGCAACGGCACTCTGATGTTTCGTTGTCAAACGAAGTTATTAGGCGTAGTAACTCTCAACTACATAGAGGAACTCTGCTTCAGACAAATCAAGAACAGCAACGAGCGCTTTCTTTGCGCGCTGTGTCTTGCGTGGCTTTGGCTTTGTTGCCTTTGCTTTTGGTTTTGCGACTGTGCCTTTGATTGCTTTCTCAACCGTCTTGTAACGGAAAAAGAACAACTTGGCTTCACTCAAGAACTTCTCTTGAGTGCGTGCTTGTGCTCGCGTTGATGTGGTTTCCTTAGCGATTTCTGCTATGGTCATCATTGCTGGCTTGGTCTTAGTAGCAACGGTGAGACGCGCCACTTCTTTACCCAAGAGCCAACGGCTCTTGCGTGCTTCTATGTTCGTCTTGCGTGCCACTTGTGCCAAAGCAACAAGTCGCTTGAGTTTGTGTTTCATTTGTTATCTGCTTTCTTGAGAGATGTCTCTCATTTGTTTGTTTGTGTTTGCCGAGTTCGGCTCGGCGCCGACGAATCATTAACGAGGTGCGCTACAAGCACACGACTGGCTAGCGATTATCTCGCTTGAGAGATGTCTCTCAACCAACCGTATAGGTCTGTAGCGTGGCAACGCTGAACCGTTGCTCGTTGCCAGCGCTGATGATTCATATTAGGAAACTGGCTCTGCGCCGACATTGCGCCAAATGCCAATATCTGCGCCATTTCGCCAACACAGCACCCCCCCGGGGCACGCCCCCCCTGCCGACCCGTTTCAATGTAGATGGTTTCGTCGCGTAGCCGTACAGGCCATTTTTTAAAACCCTGTTTGATACCCCTACAAGGGCACCTATTGCACTAAAAGGGTACCTTACTTAAAAAATTATACGGTTTCGGTTTTTAATTCTTGGCGTTTAATTTTTGCCACACAAGCTTTTGCACAATACAGTACGCCTTTGTATTCACGAATTATAGCGCGCTTTGTTTTCTTGCCACATTCTGGACACACATGATTTGTGTCTGGGGTCAAGCCAACATAAAGTGTTGGCTTGCCGTAGTCCTCTTTAAGTGCTACGGGTGTGCTGGTGCTACGCTTGGCTGGTTTTTTGCCGGCCATTATTTATTGGCTGCCCACATGTTGTCTACAAGGTTTGGGTAACGGCGTCCAGCTTTGGCGGCGCGAGCTTTAGCAGCCGACGCTTGTGCTGGCGTAAGTTTTTTAGATTTACCCAACGACTTTGGTCGTTGTTTTTTCCATACAGGTTTTTTAGCTGCCACTAACAGTTCCACTTTTTAAGCGCCAACGCTTTACGGGTTGGTTTGCCGTTTGGTTTTTTCATTGGGCCTGGCATGCCACCCATTCGTGCGCAAAACGATTTGCGCCGCTTGGCAGCTTTTGAGCCTGGCTTTAATTTGCTTGGTTTTGTTGTGACTGCCATTGACAACTTTGAACCAGGGTTCTGGGCACGATAAGAAGCTATACCTTTGCGGTTTAGCCCACCCTTTGGGTCCTTGCCTTCTTTGCGTTGCCATGCGGCAGTCTTTGGCATTACTTATACTTCTTAACCATTGCCTTCGGGTTCTTAACCTTAGTGCTGCTAACTTTTGCTTTCGGTGGGTAAGTTGATGTGCTTGTTCCCGACTTCGGCGTTGCCGAAGCGTGGCTATCAAGTTGACGGTAGTTGTATGGCATAGTGCTCCTTAAACCTTGACTTGTGTTGGCCTTAATCACAACGCTAATGGCGTTGTGATTAACAGCTAGTTGGGGAAACCGGGTTTTTCCGTTTCCCCCCCTATAGTCCCCCCCAAGCGTTACATGCGTAACGAAGTGCGTACACATTGATGGCAAACTCCGAAGAAATGACCTTGACGGTCGCACAACAAAACTATTTGGATTGGTTGTGCACCGCTCCGTCGGAGCGAGTGCCAGCCTCCAAAGCCAAGTACGCCATTGAACATGGCATAGATGAAACAACGCTACGGCGTTGGCAGAAAAAGGAAGTTTTCCTCAACGAGTGGAAAAAGCGTGTGGACGACATCCAGGGTTCACCAGAACGTACACAAAAGCTTCTGGACACACTTTACAACAAAGCCCTAGAGGGTGACACCAAGTCAGCCCAACTTTACCTACAGGCCACCAACCGTATGTTGCCACCTACGGTAACGGTTCAATCTAATAAGAAGGCAACGGAGTTGTCCGACTCTGAGCTCGATGAACTTATTGGGCAGATTGCTGCCCATGAGAAGTCGCGACGTAATTTTAAGGTGGTGTAATGGCTACAACTAATGATGCAATGTATGTTGCGCTAAAAGCGCAATACCCAACGCTGTCTACGCTGGGTGACATGATGTACGCCTTTGCTCAGGACAACGGTTACAACTTCCGTAACACTCTTGGTTATGAGTTTTATGTCGCTACTGGTGCTGTAGGCACCACTCGCGGCGACCTGGCTAACTCTTACTGGAACGACCCGGACTTTGCTGTGTTCAACCTTGAGCTTGAAGATGGTAACGATTTTCTCTTAGAGGATGAAGGATTCATTTTGATGGAGATTGGCAATGGCTGATAAAAAGATAACACAACTAGATGCCTTAACCGAGTTGGCTTCGGGCGACCTGTTTGTTGTTGTTGATAGTGTTGACGGCACTCCTATTAGCAAGAAAATTACGGCCGCTAATGTGGCTAGTTATATTAACAGTCTTGTTGCTGCTGGAGTTACCACTTTAAATGGTTTAGATGATGTCACAATAACGTCCGCTTCCAGCGGACAGTTATTGTCATATAACGGTTCAGCATGGGTAAATAGCGCACCTACTGGGTCTTTTAACCCTATTGAAGCCGCTGTATTTTTGTAGGGAACGATTTAACCACTTATTAGGAGATAACACATGGCAACATTCACAAAAAACCACCTCAGCGGTTCAACTGACGGCAAAGGCATTAAAGTCTCA